TTCCTATAAGGTCGGCATACTTTTTCGTGTTAAATAATGTGAATACACGGTGCGGGCTCTTGGCAAGATTATATCTTTTCACTTGCTATGCTCTGCCCCTGGCTTATTTAAAATAAGCCTTCGGTTCGAGTTACCATATTAGTTATTTAACTTAGGCTTCTCGCTTAATACCGCACTACATTTATATCATATAATTCACTTACAATATAAAGGGCAAATGTTTACCAGAACCGCGATCTATATAAATATAGCTAGGATTATAGATAGCATTCATATCTATAATCTTTTTCACGGCCTTATCAAATGTAAATTCTGAGGACTCAATTTCGGTACGATTAATAATTCTAAATTTATTAAATGAAGGATCATACTCTAACACCAGAATCGATGTTGGAGCCTGTGCTTTATCCCAGTCCACGCCTATCGTTCTAAATGGATTGGGAGTATACGTTCTTCTTCCCGGAGGAAGAATATGAACTTTTTTTACGTTAGAATCGTCTAAGTCCGGCCATACCGGCTTATAAAATTCTTTGTCGAAATAAGTATAATTATCTATGCGAGTGGCTGCTTCTAATTTATCTTTATCGAATACACCAGCTTCTTCGACACCAAACTCTGCTAGTACTTCGTGTGCATACGCATTTTGATCGTATGTATTTCTAAATTCTTCTTCCATCGCGTCTGACCACATCGGATTGTGCTGAGTCGGATGATAGTGCTCATTGAAGCCCAGAGAGCGATTCGTACATATTTCGTAGAACTTAGAGCGTTTACCAGTCGGTGTAGATGAGCATGTTAATCCGATATTGTCACGTTCCATACAAAGAGCGTATACAGTATCAAAGTCACCTTCGCCTAGATAGTCCATTTCATCAAGAGAAATCCACGCTTTGTTGCGAATTTAACCGTTACCGTTAAATCCTTCTAGTATTTTCATACTAGGCCAGACTATATCTTCTTTAAATAAATTAAAGATAACCATTTCCGATTAAGGGAATTTCACCCGCCTACTTAGGCCGTACTCCTATTGCTAATTTTTAATGCGCTAGCCAAGGGATAGTCGTTGAACGTATCTTATTAAAAAAATAAAATTTCGCTGCTGATTGTCCAATCTTTTGAATTGTTACACTATGGTATCAAAAGCTCTAAGGAGTTTCCAGCAATTAAGTTATATTCACAGAAATTAATTCTGTGGACTCATATATATTAAATCATATTTTCTTTTTAAAGCATATTTTTCTGAAGGATAAATTAATTCAGCAAATTCTTTTTTAGACTTATTTCTTATTCTTATTAAGTGTAAATAATTTCCACTTTTACATAATTCTTTTCTTAAAGTATATTCAATATTATTTTTATCAAAATATTTAGCAAAAGATTCTATTAATTGATAAGACATTGTACATGCGGACCAACCAGCTTTCTTTAAAGTCCCATTAGCATCCCAATATCCTCTAATAAAATCAGAGATATATTCTTCTGGAATACTGTCTGGCAAACATTGCACATAAGTTTTATTTTGGACAATCTTATGTTTATTCATAACAGTTGTAACTAAATATGTATTATATGTTCTTAATGAACAATAATAATTAATGTTGCCATTTCTTTTACCGGATCCTATGACAATTTTTTCTTCTGGAAACTCAATATCTCTAGCAAATTCTTTTAAATGATCGATATCGGTGGATTTAATTTTAATTGCTAATTCATATTTTTCACGATTAGGAGTTTTATAAGTATAACCATCAGCCATAATAAAGCCTAACCAATATGCTTTTTTAAAATTATCCACTTCATCGAAATATTTTTCATTAATAGGATTTACTGATGCAATAGATTTTTTAGGTTTTCTTAATCCAAATTCTATTGCATATCGATTTACAGAAGTTAAAGATAAATTAAGCTCTCTAGCTAAAATAGTCGGACTATTCTTATATTTTTTTAACTGTTCAGAAAGCCATTCCTTATCCATATATTTAAATGCTTTATATTGTTTTAAATCAATATTATTTTCAGAGCAAAATCGATTAAATTGAATATTACTTTTTGTTTTAAAAATAATTAATGAAATTTGTTCTGAATTTTTTCCTTCAGATAAAAGATTTAATACCTGTTGAAGTTTTTCTTTCATTTTAAAGTACCTCGTATTATAAAATATTTATATTATTATAATACTATATTACACTTAAAATATCAAATACATACTCCAACACGGGAATCGGCGCGCCAATTTTTAGTTTATCATTTACATAACCTATGTTAATTCATAGCACTTCCATTACAGAACGTGAACAGACTATATGTTAATCCCTCATAGCGGGACCAGGTATTTTTCCCTTTTTCTGATAAAAGGTACTCCGACGCAATCGGATAGTCGTTAGAGGTTATCCTATACGGACATTCCTACCGGAACAAACTCTTGTTTACGATAACTTAGGATTTAACCATATTATCATCTCGTTAATTTTTTCTGCTTTCGCAACATTCACGCTTATCATTTCTAATTACGTTGTAGTTTAACGAGCTCTTAAAGTTCTTACCCGGTTTAACTCCTGTTTAGCATATGCTCATTACTGAACATACGGGGCTGGCAATGTTACCCCGAATAGAAGCGGCACTCATACCTGAGTTTGCCCCTGTCGTAAAACCGACAATTTTGGAGCCATTTGAAAATTCAAATAAATATGGATTTGTCGTTGCTCTTGTTACTTCTTTTTTAATAAGAGCAGAGCTATCGATCTTCTGACGGATATTATCGAAGATCATTCGGATCTGTGATTGATACGGTGTTACAAACATATGAATAAAATTCTTACGAGTAAAAACATTATATAATGCTTCCACTACCATCGTTTCTGTTTTGCCGGTATTATGTGAAATAATATCGTTAGCAATAAAATTACGATAGCGTGGCACCGAAACATCATATGTTTGTTGTTCACCAAGATATTCAATTGATACAACCGGATCCCAGAATATATCGCCATTAAGAATATCTTCGATCGATTCAAAACCTAAATGCTCGGCAAGTTCTTTTGCCTCCGCCTTATTAATAGTTTTGGATTCTAAATATTCTTCAAGTGTTAACCGTCCTGTTTTTAAATATTCAAAATTAGTTTTTCCTAATTCATGATATTTTAAATAAGATAAAAACATCTTATTAAGTTTATCGGTCATAGGTTGAAACTTATATGAATAATAAACAGAGAACATATTTTTATGGGAATGATTTTTAATCCGATTATATTTCTTCTTGTCGACAAAACCTAAAAAATAAGAATTTCGTTCTTTAACGATTTTTACGACGATACCGAATCGCATTAATAAGTGAGCTAACTGATACGCTAGCTGACCCGATTCAGAACAATATAATCGATTAATCGGGACTTCGTCTTCTTCTTTATACGCATCTTTAATTAATTCAGATACAAAGATCGACACCGATTCTTTATTTAAAGAAAATACTTCTTTCGGAATTGACTTGTCAGAAGACGTATCTTTATTTAGCTTCTGAGCCATTAATCTTAATTCTAATTCTTCGATAGAATCACTACCGAAATAATTAAGATGCATCGGAATAGCGATATTATCGCCGACCGTTAAATCTTTTAATTCTAGCCATCCTAATTCCGTTAAGAATGGATGGTTATCGGTAGCATCGAATGTGCGGCCAGTATTTGTCGTAATACGATATACCGGTTTAATACCGTTATCGTATACTTTAGCATTCGGCGCTATTTCGATTTGATAATTATCGTCGAGAGCAAGAATATTAAATTCTTTATTCTCGTCGAATAATTGTTTTACAGTTTTAAATAATCCTGTTTCTGGATCTTGTATTTTAAGATTACCAGTTACACAACGACGGCCACATCGGAATACTTTACGAAGACTTCGATCACGAAGCATTTCGGCTTGATACCAACGTGGAGTCCAAGGGGCATATTTATCTAAATCAATATTATAGATTTGAATAAATGATTTTGCCCACATAACTGGATCTCGTTTAATTACGACTAGCTTTCCTTTTTCACTGAGCTTAGTAAAATCTAATCTTACTAAGTCTTCCAAAGGCATTGCCATTAATTCTTTTACAGAATAATCTTGTTCTTGTTTCATAATTTTTATTTATGGAATGCTTTACCTTCTTGACCCATCATAGTCGTTTGTAAACTATATTGGGATTGCTGAGCTAAGGCCATTCCTGCCTGTCTCATAGTTGCATATTGTTGTGAATTAACTGGATTAGTCCAAGAGAATGGACGATAACTTTGTTGCATTTGCTGACGACCTTGCTGAGCTAAATCGTTAGCAATACCGACTAAAGCTGGTCCACCATAATAAGCAGCTTGAACTGCCATACCGGCTAATGGGCCTAACAATAAATCGGTACCCATACTAAAAGCAGCATCTTGTATTGCGTTAGCCTTAGTACCACCTTCGTCGAGTGTATCGTTATAAGTCCAGACTGCGTTGGCAGTCGCTAAGCCGGCATTAATTTTATTATCCCAAATTAAGTTACCGGCCGTGCCCATGCTTTTAGTAGCATTACCGACATGTCCGACAGCAGATTTTACATTGCCAGTTAATCCTTTTAAAATATTTAAACCTGCCATTATAATGTACCTGGTGCTTTAATATTGTTACGTCTTAATGCAAAATTAATATCGCCAGATGCACCCATATTATCGAATGCATTTTGTGGCGTTAATCCAGAACTAGCCGACACGACAGGATTAACGGTACCGACCGAAGCAATATTCGCTGTCGACGTCGGCTCCATTGCTGCTTCGATCGTATTATTTGTTGCACCTAATGCAGCAGCACCACCTAATATCGTAGCACCGTATCCTGTTAATTTGTATCGATCTGGAATAGAATAGTTATCCGGATTAGTACTAACAAATTCTTTATTAACTTTAAAGTAATCGTTGGCGCCATCTTTGATAGCTGGAACCGTATTTCGCATAGGACGATATTTAGAGCTATAAGCTTCGACTTCTTCTTTAGAGTATTGACTACCCATATCACCGAGAACTGTTTTTTGTTTCTCCAGATCAGAAACTTGTCTGTTAATAACTTTATTAGCTCCACTCGTTATAGCATCGTCAGTTTTTCTAGCGATATAACCGGCACCTTCGATAACTTTTTCACCGGCAGTTTTTACGCCTTTAACTATACCTTTAAGCATAATTAAATACCCGGGATACCGATAATATTAAATTCGCCATTCTTATCACGGTATAAACCGCCACCAGTAGCGACACGATAAGCAACACTACCAGCAACGACACCTTGAACGCCGAGACGAGTCATATCATATTTAGCATTATCTTTATAAAATGCAGATAATTCTTCTTTAGCAGCTTTAACGACTTCTTTATCTTCGCTACCCATACGTTGAGCAAATTCTGGCGACATAAATTGGTTATCGAACATAGCTCTAGACTCTTTATTTAAATAAGAGTATTGTAGGGCCTGAGTTGTATCAAGACCGATCATTCTACTCTTAGCCATTTGACCTAATGTATAATTAGGACTAGCAATTCTTTCAATGGAACCAATTTGATCTAAATTATCATTCATTATTTTCATGCCTGTTGCAAATGCTTCAGAACCAGTCTTACCAACCTCTTTAGCAATAGTATTAGATCCATTAAAAGCTAATTTACCGATTTCCATTGTTCTACTGATATTATCAGTAATAAGCTCTAATGCATTACTCAGTTTCGCCATAAGCGTTTAACCTCGAATTTCTTTCTTCCTCGATTTGTTCTTGTGATAAGAAGAAATCAGGATCATTAAGACTATTAATGAGGGCAGTATCATGATTTGCGTCGTCGACATTGTTACGAATTTTATCTTTTCTAGTCGCAGCCAATAACTCAAATACTTTATCGCGTTTTTGTACGAGAGTCGTATATAACTCAATACCTTTAGAAATCATTGGTTGAGTTATTTCTTGACCAGTTTCGGTAATGTTGGTAACGACATCGATAACAGGATCATAATCTTTATTATTGATATATTGCATTGCCCTTGAAATCAGGAGGTCTAATGTAATTAATTCATGTACAAGAACATTATCGGTATAGGACGATTCATCGAGATTAAATTCTTTTTGATACTGCATAAATTTTTGAGCGATTAAAGTCGTTTCACAAATACACGGTTCGCCGACTTTAACAAGGCCTGCCTTATGCAAAGGATCGTTTTTATAAATACAATTTTCGCCTTTACATAGGATCGGCATCTTAGCATAGATCGCATGATCGGTTGCTAACATATGCATAGCTTTATCGAAGATGATTTTACCTTCTTCGCTATAGCCCCAAGAATTATAATCTTGAACGAACTTATCCATTTGCTCGATAAGCTCTTGCTTTCTATTAGAAAGTTCTTTTTTTGACATAAGGAATATCCCTCCTAATGCTCTATATTACCAGCATTACGAACTTTCTTGATTCTTTCCATAATATCGTCGACAGTAATTTCTAAATTTTCTTCTTCACGGTCGACAGATTTAATAGGTTTAGACTTGTCAGGCTCTGGTTCGCCTTGATTTTTCCAATCGATCCATGCTGCCATTTTATCAGCAAAATCTTTAGCCATTACTACTTTATTATATAAATTATAATAGATATGCATTAATGCTTCAATTTTTAATGGCTCCATAGAATCCTTAATAAAACCATAAATATTTTCTTCGACTTCGTTATCGAAAGATAAATCAGCTAATGTCCATACTGGAGTTCCGTCGTCTTCATAACGGAACTCAGAGATAACGACTTCATGAGTTTTCTTATCTTCTTCAGAAGCAATTTGATTATTTTCGTTTAACGTAAGAATTTCATCTTCTTCAAAAATATTATTAGCACCAAATTGAGGAATGTTAAATAAACCATATGGTTCATATGCATCTTTTACAGATTGTAAATACGGACCGAATTCTTCTGTTTCGATAAACTCTTCATCAAAGAATGGAGCATCTAATTTAAATTTATGAAGTTCGTTCATAAAAAATAATACAAAGTTTAACTTATACATGTTAAGATCTTTGTAATCTGTGCATGCACGTTTACATGCTTTAGTAAGATTGTTAATCATGTTTAACCTTTCTTGCGCAGCAAAAAAGACGATATAATAAATAAATACATCGTCTTAATTAAGCATTATTAAATTCCAGTACTGCCAATACCGCCGATGCGTTCACCGTCTGCATCATCGTCGTCCGTAATTAAAAATTTGTGGAACACGCCTTGAGCGACACATTCACCTTTTTTAATTCGCACGACATCATCGTTATGAGATAACAAACCTAAAGAAATTTCACCTTCATTAGTTTCGTTATTATAGAAATCGCTATCGATAACAGCGACACTATTAATCATACGTACACCACGTTTAAATGCCGCTGAAGAACGAATGTGAAGATATAATACTTCATCGTCTTCCATAGCTGCTTTAACGCCGGTCGGTAGTACATATAATTTATTAGGATACAATTCAATGTCTTCGATAGCAAAGAAATCATAACCTGCAGATTTCTTAGTTTTACGTTTAGGAAGTTTAACTTCCATATCTTTACATCGAGATACTACTTCAAATTTTCTCACTTTTACTTACCTGCAATTTTATCTACTTCTTTAGAAATCTCGTTCATTAGCAAAGTTAATTCACTAACGGCAAATTCTTTTGAAATGCATCCATTACTATATAACAGTGCATATGCCTTAACATGATCATAAGATAAATCAGAGCAGAATTGATCGACAATCTTTTTATTTGGCCAATCTGTATCTAAGATACTATACACAATCTTATCTTTAGGATCATCCAAAAAAATTAAGATTTCGTCAGGAGAATACGCTACGTATTTCTTCATTCGATTTCCTTTCGCTAATTAAAATATATATATTGTAATTATACTTTAATTATACACGATTTTTTGATTGTAAGCAAATAAAGGGGAGAAAGGGAGGGAACGGTGCCGCGAAAGCGGTGCCGGATCCTCCCAGATGACTGAGCATTAGTGCTCTTCTTTGGATTCCAACAATCTTTTTGGAACGCATTCATCAGATGAAACAATCTTTTGTTTTCCATCTTTAACATATTGGATGTCGATAGCCGTATTATGGATATCGACAAGGCCTATGAAGACAGCCGGTTTTTTGCCATGCAAAATAATTTCACCAGGATGTACCTCATTCCAATTAACATTCATTATCTTCCTCGGAACTTATTGTACAAGAACACTAATACATATAATACTGTGACGACAATAAAAGTATAGAATACCGTTATTAATTGTCCGTTAAATATATTGTATTGTGCTTCAACTATTTGTGATAGGCTAATAGCTAAAGATAATACAAATAAGTAATCTTTCATGGTTAACAAGTCGTTAAATAATTTTCGAGCTCTTCAATCGTTTTGAGCTCGACCTGTTCATTGATCCCGTCAAATGCTAATACAACATCTTGATAAATATCGAAATACCAAGTTACGTTATTTTTCTTAGCGATGACGCGAGTACAATGATCTTTTTCAGAAATAATAGGAGATTCAAAACATTCAATAATTTTATTTAAAGCTAATTCCATTATTTAAATTCTCTTTCTTAAAAGAGTATGCATACCGTGGGCCCATATCTCTACGTATATTTCGACTCATTATACCGATATGCATACAGTCTTTTATATTACATAAATTCTTCGTATTCGTCAATAGTAATTTTATTATCTTTATATGTTACTTTCCATATGTTTTGATTAGAAGATCCTCTAAATTTAAGAGATGGATCTTTTAATTCGTCGATAAATTTACCGTCGACTAAAGCATCGACTAATTTTAATAACTCGACTTTTTTAGGATCCATGATAATCTGATTGATCGTATATCCAGAGTAACACCAGATATTTTTATTTTTGAACCATTCTTGATCTTTTAAATATTTATTAATAAAAGACACAAGACCATCGACATTTTCAAATGGTTCACCACCTAATATAGTTAAGCCAGATACTTGAGGATGTTTTAAATAATCGACAAGTCTATGCGCCGCCACTTCGTCAAATAGTTCTCCGGCATCGTGATCCCAATATTCTTGATTAAAACAATTAAAGCAATGATGAGAACATCCTGTTACGAATAATGTAGCTCGAATACCAGGGCCATTTGCAATATCGTATTCACGAATTTGTCCATAATTCATTATTTTTCAACTACTTTCAATAAACCATTTTCGCTTCGTACAGAAATATGCGGAACTTCGTAAATTTTAGCTGTATGATGTTCGATAATGCAACCACGATATTGATTCCAATCATCTAAAAATACTGCTAAATCGGCATTCGCTAGCATCTTAATAGAGTCACCAAGGGCTACTAAAGGTTCTTTGCTTTTATTTTTAGGAGAGTAACTTTCGATAATTTCAATATTCGTAGAATCAAGATATTTAGTTAAAAATTCTTGAACTTCACGAATGTTACTTAAAATTTCTTCGTGTGTTTTACCGCGCATCGGTTGAGATAAAAATACTTTCATAGCTTTTTCCCTATCGAATAATATGACTAACATTAATTACAATCATATCTTCACTTATTAAATTATTATCGATATATTCTTGTTTCTTTTCTTTTGCTTCATCTAAAGATTGAAATACACCCAACACAGAGTTATCATAATCATCAGAATAAGTAAATAATATATATACCGTATCAACCATATTTACCTTTTTATATAAATTACTGATTGCAATTTCTAAATCATCCATAATGCCAAGATAATCGTCATCAGGAGCATAACCAGAAACTTCTTTTTCTAATCTATTAAGCTCTAAAGCTATCGACATTTTTTCATTGTATAAAGGATCTTTTTTGTTTAACATAGTTATCACTCATTAAAATCGTTAATGTAGCAAGTTTTTACATAAATTTGATCTTCGGTATATCCATCTTCCAAGAAGTTCTGATATTCTTCACGAATATTTTCTTCGTTATACCAAAGAGATTCAATTTTATCGTCGACCATTAAAATAAATACTTTTTCAGGATTGTTCATCTAACACTCCACACTCCTTAACTTTTTTTAATACTTCTTTTGCGATCACATCGATATCACGAATAACTTTATGATCGGCACAATTAATCATAATCGTACTATATCGGTTAGCTATTTTCTGATATGCATGATCGACTTTTTTTAAATATTCGATATCGTTTTCATGAATATCGCCAGTATTGCCACCAGTCTTGCCTTTCCGTTCTGCAAGTAAGTTTAACCGAATTCTAATAGGGAGGCGTAACATAATAAGTAAATCCGGTTTAGGTAATTGCAATAAGCGATATTCAAAATTTTCAAGCCATTGCAGAAACTGATCTTGTGCAGTTGCTTTTTCATAACGAACGACTTGATATAACTCATTAGATGTTGTATAACGATCGCAAATAAGAATTGCGTCGTCTTGATTTAATAATTCTTTATATTTAGTTTGAAATGCTGCATAGCGATCCATTGCAAAGAAAAGGGAGGCAATTTTAGGATTAACGGCACCATTTCCACCAAACGTTCCATCTAAATACGATTTAACGAATGTTGAATATTCAGATTCATAATCAGGAAAACTAATTAAATGAACATTATAGTTCTCTTTCTTTAAAGATTCATACAATTTATTAGCTTGAGTTGCTTTTCCGCAACCGTCGCCACCATCAATAACTATTAGTTTCATATAGTAATCCTTTTAATAGTAGAAAAGGCTCCACATGGAGCCTTTATTTAAAATAAGAAATTAAAACTATCTTTTGTAAGATTAGTTTCGTTTAAATTATAGTCGGCTTCTTCTGGATCTTCTGTAATAAAACCACCGCACATAGCGATTAAATCTTCTAACATTAATCGACTATCGATAGTCGAATTAATCGCCGAAGAAATACCTTCTAATTTTTGATTATAGGTCGTAACGATTTGATCGCTTAATCGGCTACTGTAGAAAATGAATTCTTTCTTGCCGACTTTATCGGCGCGAATAAGACCGAGCATCACTTCGTTACTTTCTAAAGTAAAATCTTTAATATATAAAGAATCAGAATCGATACTTAAAATAGTATCTTCATCTAACACTTCTTTATCGATAAACCAATTAAAGAATACATTAGTCGTAATATTTTTAAAGCCAGTAAAATTATCGACAGTTATAACGACAGTATCGTCGGCAAATTCATCTTTAAAGTAAACAGCTTCTGCACCACCATTAGGTTCTGGAGCATTCGTAACATCTCCAGTATAAGCAGCAGCATTATTTTTTAAGTCGCAATTCCAACCAATATGCAATCTTTTAGATTCGGCATGCAAGTCTAAATCAGTACGATATCCATTTTGATTGAACCAATGAATACCGAAAGAAAATTTATTTGTCGCATTAACCTTAGAACACATCGGAACATTACCGATAAAATTCTTTTCAGATGTCGGTACTGCATATTGAATATATTTAGATAATAAGAATTTCTTACCTTCGACTTTGTCTTTAAGATCTTCTCTAATACTATTAGCGATAAGAATTAAACGACGTGCGGCAACCGATGTATAACATCTTTCACCGGATTTCTTAACGAATACTTTACCGTTTCGAATATTATATAATTTATATTCTGACGGCGTTAATTCGCTAAGTAAATAATTATATAAAGAAATTTTCTTAAACAGAGTAACGTTCTTTAATTCTTTTACAATATCTTTATCTAAAACAAACGGACTTGCAATATTATCGAGAGGCAATTGTTTACAAGGAACATTTAATGTTCTTGCTAACTTAGATGCTTTATTGATAATTTTAGCATTAGCTTTACTATCTTTTTTTAGCATAATCCAAAAATCACGATAACGATTAAACGTTCTAGCAATTGTTTCGACGCCATAATTTTCAGCAAAAGAAGCTAAAAGTTTAGAACTGTTATAACGATAGCTGTTAATATTAAAATCTTGTTTATTATATTTACTACTGATTAAAAGAGTACTACCAGTTTTTTTATAATAAATATAACGAATTAAATCGATCGCATTAGACGGAGTGTAATAACCGGCGTCAATTAAATATGCTTTAATTTCTTTATTTTTAAAGTCATCGATAGAAAATCTATTAGTATAAGACGGGATAATTTCCATCAATAATTCAATAGTTTCTTGTTTTAATGCAATACCAGATACAAGACCTTTAATTTTCTCGACAAGTTCATCGACCGTAACTGGATAAATGATCGTGAATTTAATAGGATCTTGATCGTTATCTAAACCTAAATATTCATTAGGTAAATATGTCGATTCTTTATCGACAGGAATAGCACCGAAACAACTTCCGTCTTCTTGATGAGTAAATACAGATAAATAATGTAAAGCTTGATGTAATCTTAATTCGTCCAAGTCCATAAGATCGACAGCTTTAACAGATCGATGTAATGTCGATTTATTAATTTGATCGATATATTGATTACCGTATTTACTTACTAATGTATTACTATCGTTAGCTGTTAAATAATCGGCGGCTTCGTCGACAACGTAAACGCCACTTTTAAATAACTTACCTCTTTTAACAGAATTAATTCCGTCTTCGATTAAAATTCGCTTAAACAATTTAATAATTGCATCACGTTTTTTTTGGTTTATCATATTTTCCTCCATATAATAAATAATGGCCGTAATAAACAAAGACATATAAGACTTCATTTATTACGACCATTATCCTAATGAAAATTGCCGGCGAGAAGTAAATCTTCCAATAGCTTTTTTAAAATAAAAAGGAACTTCTTTATGCCGGCTTTCAAAATAATAATTAGGCGAAGAGTAATTGTTTTCTTCATTATTCGTAAGTTTAAAAGGAACTCTTTTATGCCTAAATTTATTATATTATATTTAATAGTTAATTGCAACCATTAATTTTAAATATGGAGTACTCTAGATTGAATTTCTTTAGTTCGACCTTCGTTCCAGAAGTTGTCTCCTAAATAACCACCTAATATACCGCTAGTTTCCTAGTACTTTAACTCTATCCAAAATAGACGGTCTGGACTATACCACGCAAATAAATTGCCAGCTATGGTAGTCTCTGAGGGTTCACCTATACGATGCTTCCCTGCGGATTACCCAATCTTTAATCTTTTTACTATACCAAGGTAATTATTCTTGCCACTATTTTCTTTCGTCAATAGCTTAGTAATTAAAGCTCTAAGGGACTTCCCGCATATAAGCTGTTTATAGAACGCATGGTTTCTTTTACGTTCTTCGAATAACTTTTAATGTATTATGATCTTGATTACCGCATTTAGGGCAAATCCAATCACCATGGCCATCAGGTAAAATTTCACCATCAAAACCACATTTCATACAATGATCAAGCTTAGTATTAAATTCCCAATACATAGCATGATCATAAATATATTGAATGATTGTTTCCAATGCTTCAATGTTATTCGTCATATTAGGAATTTCACCATATCCAATAAATCCACCAGTAGCATTTTCTTGGAAAGGTGCTTCAAAATCTATCTTATCAAAGATATTAATATTTTCTCTTACATCAATGTGATGCGAGTTAGTATAATATCCTTTATCAGTTACATCTTTAATTTCGCCGAATTGTTCTTTATCTAATTTGGCAAATCGATAACATAAACTTTCTGCCGGAGTGCTATACAAAGAATAACCATAATTTTCTTGATTATTCCACTCTTCACATTTGTCTGCCATATATCGAGTAATTTTTAATGCTAAATTTTGATGTTTAGTATTAGATTCGCCTGTTAATAATTTAATAGTTTCATATAAACCAATATAGCCTAAACTTAATGTAGAATAGCCACCAACCATTAAGTCATCGAGAGTATCTTCTGCATCTTTTCTAGCATAACAACCATACATCCACAATAATGGAGATATTTTAGCCTTTACTCCTAATAATCTTTCAGTTTTAAATTTAAGTGCTTTATGACATAATTCTAAACGTTCATCTAGAATTTTCCAAAATTTATCAATATTGCCATCTGCTACGATTGCACACTGAGGAAGATTTAATGTTACAACACCTTTATTAAAACGTCCATCTATAATAGGATTGTTTTCTTTATCATACCAAACTGATAAGAAGCTTCTACACAACTTAATATATTTAATATTAAGCTGGACTATCTCTTCATTTATTTAAATAATAAATGCGATGCGCATCGAGTAGCACGTCTCTACTCTACTTGGTTACATTCATCACCAATAGTCTCTACACTTTCTAGTATATATTCTATAATATTAAAATTCGTATGATTTGGTATTCTTTTTTGTAAAATACCAGTTAATCTTTTTCTATTAAGGCCAGTTGCTTCAGATGCATACCTAATACTTTTATATTCTGTACCATCTATATTAATTTTATGTGACCTCTTTTTATTTTTATATAGATTATTATCATAAGCATGTTTTACATTTTCTTGATTTGTACATAATTCAAGATTATTCAAATTATTATTTAATTTATTTCCATCAATATGATTTACAAATAAATCTAAATTATCTTCATTATATAAATATGCTTCTGCCATTAATCTATGAACTCTAAAGTGTTTAGCTTTTTTATTCACTCTTAATGTTATTTGATAATATCCTAATTGATCAACATAAGGTTTAACAATTTTTTGTCTTTTAATATTAAAAATTTCACCATTTTCATTTATTTGATAATTTGGTGCAGATTTAATTGTTTTCATAATATATCCTCATATAAGAATATATACTAGCTTAGCACGGTATTACCATTGAGGATTCACCGTTAGCCCCATAAGGGACACCTGTTTTGTGATACAGTTCACATCGTTTTACATGGGCCGATATGCGTTAACCCATTGGACCAAATACTTGGCCATCTTTTACTTTTCGCATAATTTTAGCAGATACATAATCAGGCATCATTCTTTTTGCTGTACATTCTGCAGCAAGTTTGGTTAAATAATAATATTTGCTGCCTGGTTTAGCATTATGTTCATCTAATGCATATACTAATTTAGGGAATGTTGGGCTAATCGTAGCACCGTCCGGACCTTTCATGCCCTCAATTCTTTGGCGAAGAATTTCTTCTGTAATCATAGCACATTCTTCTTCGTACTCTGAACCTGGTATAAAATGCATAAACAATGTTATGAATGGTGATTGCGTAGCCATTCTCTACGTAGACTATATCTTCATCCTATTAAATGATAGGATGGACGGCGCTTCCACATAAGGAATTTCACCTTATGTGTACGGACTTCATCTTCTGTTCTAGAAGGTATGTCCTAGTCGTTTGACCTTTCAGAAGATCCCTCTTCTGACTTGGCACCGGATTGCC